AAAATACGCAAATTAACCTCACCTTACCTGATTAGAGGAGTCTTAGAGAGACATTTAGAAGGAAGTTTTCTGAAAAGAGTTTTTAGGAGGCAAGTCTATATAAGTTACAGAAGGTGCCAAGAGAATTTCGAAAGTCAATTCCTGTTCCATCACATTTCTCTTAATCCTTTCCCAGACAGTTATGGCTGCCTTTTAAGTGAAGTCTTTTCCGCTAAAACTTTAATGTTTCTTGATTTTTATGAAGAAAAAGATCTGACTTATGATCAGCTTGTTGACTTGAGAGTTGTTATGAGAGAACTAAGATTCTTAGAAGACGACCTCATTCGGTTGATCTCAGAATTCAACGAGGTTGATGACTTTGAGCTAGAGTCTAGATTTTTGACTTTAGGACTTAACAAGATCTCTTCTTTCTTGAAGAATTTGGACTCTGAGTTCTTCGACCAGGTTGTCAAGGAGAATTCCAATCGTCTTAAACTTTCTAACATTGACCTGTTCAAGTCGGAGCTGCTATTTCTCATTTACTCTAGTTCTATACTGAGCACAAGAACAAACCTTCAATCTTCTTCTGAGAACTTGCACAAATTGATCTTATTTGAAATTCTCCTAATACCTTTTCTAAAAACTTACAATTTCTCAGGTGAAGGAGATAAAATCAAGTCTGATTTCTCTAAGGAACTGGAAAAGACAGCAGGTAGCATTTGCAGGAGAGTCATAGACTTTGGGTCTGAAATGGATGTTACTATTTTACTAAATATTTTGCCGTTCCTAAATAATGTGTTCCAAATTGGCAAGCTAAAGCATTATGACGATGTGTTAAGTAAAGTGAAGTCTCGCAACAATAGATCAGTTCTGGTGGCTTCTTCTCTGAGTCTGTCATCTGAATGCAATTTGATGATAAGACCCTTAATCAAATATTTCTCAGGTTCTGAAAGTTCCATGATAGAGGACGGGATTGACTCTCAGCATTCGACAGGGCTTACAAATTTGAGTCAGTCAGTAGTTGATCCTAATAGGAAATTTTTAAGTCTACTGGCTAAAACGAGGCTGGATCCTAGCAAATTTCAAGGTGATATCGGAATAATTTACTGTTTAGATACTAATGTTCTCCTGAATTGGTTCCTAAAAAGAGAACGAAGAGGATTTAATGTAAAACTGGGTTTACTTCCTCAAGTTGCACAAGAGGTTCTCAGGCAGAAAGACTCTGAACTTGTGATTTTCTGTCTTCATCTCTTTACCAACTGCGAGCAGTGTGTCATAATAAACAGAGCCGAAACCAACTTGGGTGAAGGAGAGTCGACAACAGGTGATGTGAG